GCCATGTTCCGGCCTGGGCATGGGGATCCATTGGCCCCGCTCTCCAGGATCTCCCAGCCGTTGAGCGCCTGGTCCAGTTCCGCGGGGAGGTCCGGCGCCAGCATCCCGTCGAGGGCCAGGTAGCGTTCAGCTGGAGCCACAGTCTGGTCATTGATGGCGGTGACGGCGGCGAGCAGGTACCGGACGTATGGAGGATGGCAGGACAGCACCACGCCGATGTCTGGCGTGGCCGGCGCGACCTGGGCATTTGGTGAGACGCGCACGTTTGTCACGTGCCCCCCGTTGGGCATGGCCAGCCGCCGCAGGCTTGCCGCGTGAATGGACTGGGCCGCGTCCGCAAAGCGGGTTCCCGGGCCTGCGTCAGTAAAGACGTATTTGGCGGACCCCGGTAGGGTCTCCCCAGCGGTAAGCGTCCAGCCTGCTGCCCTAGCCGTGGCGATGTCCTGAGCGTAGAGGTTTGGTGTCTCGGTCAGAACGTGCCCGGGTTTTAGCCCGTGGGCCATAGTGTCCCCCGTTTAGACGACCCGGCGCTGTAGCCGAACCGTCCAGTTGGCGGTGTTGGTTGACTTGGCGATGATTTTGATTGTCGTGCCGGTGTTCGTAACCTCGAAGACGAACCCGGACGAATCGCCCACGTCCGCGGTGACATCGGTATCGACCATCGTGGTTGCAACCGCAATGCCGCTCGATCCATCATCGGAGAGAACGACGGTGGCGCGCACGATGCCGCTACGCGCATTGGTCCCGGCGCCCTGCTCGATGAAGTAGTCCCAGAGAATCGACCCGGAGGCGGTCAACTCCAACGAATCGAGCACGTCACTTGCGTCGGCGTCATCATTGACGGCGGCCGTAGCTGCTGCTGGCGCGCCGTTTGGCGAGCCATTTGGGAAGTAGACACCCATCAGACGGCCTCCTGAATGTGCAGGGTCTCCAGGCTCCCCCCGCTGGCCTGGTACGCGTAGATGTCCGCGACTGTGATGTGCTCCAGTTCCTCAAGCGTGCCGCCCGCGACATCCCCGGTGGCCTTGGCCCGGAGGGGCATACCATCGGTAGCCGCGCTGGGGGCGGCGGCGTTGGGGCGCACGAATGCCACGCGGTACGTGTTGGCCGCGTCCTCGTTCCAGATCCAGAGCCCGCGCCGGCTGGTCGGCTTGGCGGCGCTGATCTTGGTCCACGTGGCCGTGGGGATCGTGGGCGTCCGGACAGCGGTACGAATCACATTGTCCATCGGATGTTACTCCTCGGGTTCGGCGTCTCCGGCGGTCGGACCCGCCTCCAGAGTCGCGATGGTGCCGAGCATCTCGCGCTTGGTTGCGCGGACCGGGAACTCGTGCCCGTCGAAGTGCTCGGCGGCATAGAGCCGGAGCTCGTCCTTGGTCATCTCCTCGAGGTGCTCGGGGACGGGGGGAGCCGTGACCGTGAGGCCGGCGGGCGGCATTGCGGGCGGCTCGGGGGCGCGTTCGAGCTCAGCAGGCCGGTGGGGCGTCGGTTCCTCGTGGGCGCCCGCCTCCATGTCGGTGAGAAGCTGGATGAGCGCGCCCCGGGTGGGCCTGTCGTCGTCGTCGTAGAGCACACCGAACCGGCCGTCGAGGTACCGCGACAGCTCGTCGTCGGTCATGTGGTCCAGGGGCGTGGTACGGGTGGTGATTGGCGGGAGTTCCTCCTCCGGGGCGGTTTCTTCCGGTTCGGCCAGGAGGTCCCTGGTGAGCTGGTCGGGGGCCACGAGTGTACGCTTGACCGCCTCGACGTCTGCAAGCCGCACAAGGCGCATACCGGGCTGCGCGAGCGTGTGCTTGTTGTTCTCCTTCTGGCGCGGATCGAAGCCGTAGATCGTGCCGTCGGATTCGCGCATGATGACGAACTGTGATTCTGGGGCGCGTGCCATGGTCTCTCTCCTGTGGGGCGTGGGGCCTTGTCTCTCAGTACTGGTTGTCTACCGCACCCCGGGGCAACGCGGCCCCGGGGGCGGCAGGGGTTGATGGTTACCGCATGTCCACGAGATCGAGCTTGACCTCGATCACACCGGCGCTCAGGGTGTCGGCGTCGAGGTTGGTCAGCACGACCAGCATGTCGGCCGTGGTCTGGACCCGGGTACCGGCTCCGGACTTGTAGCCGGTGGTGCCGAGGGTGGCGCCGTCGATCAGGTCCGCGGCCGTGGCCGGGGTGCCGTCATCGGCGGTGAGGCCCAGGTCAACGTTTGTCACGGCCGCGTTGGCCGTGGTGACCTTGATCTTGGCGCTCACGACGTCCATCCCCGCGGGGATGGCCAGGAGCCCCATGAGGTCGTTCTGCGCGAGCGAGTTTCCCGTCACGCTGAAATCGACGTCGATGGAGACCTGGTGATGCTTGCCTCTGCTCTGGAACGGGAGTTCCGTCGCAGTCGGGAGATTGTCCACATATGCCATGGTGATTGTCCTCCGGGCATGTTCCTGTGCTGCTCTGCGGTCCTCTGGATCGGGTCTGCTCCGGGCACTCCCTTCAAGCTCCTGTGCCCGGGCAGTTCATCAGTCCGTCGTTCCTATGCGTTGAGCACGGCGCCAGTGACGACGCTGTGCACGAGACCTTCGCCCTTGACGGTCTTGAACCCGTAGACCTGGAGCCCGCGGTACAGCTTGCCGAAGTACTGGGCCGTCTTCAGGCTGTCCGAGTCCACGACCTGGGTCGCGAACGTGACTGCGGAGCGGTGACCGCCGAGGATGTCCCACTCGACGTTGGCACCCACCGTGGCGCTGTAGTTCGCCATGGTGCGGTGCAGCATGATGCCGTGCAACGCGCCGATGGGGCGCCCGTGGTACAGGGAACTCCGGTCGTCGCCGGACACGTGTGCCTGGCGGAGCTCCGAAATGTCGATGAGGTTCTGGATCCACGGGGGAATCGCCATCCAGCGGTCGTCGTCCTCGGGCACGCTCTGCTCACTGAGCACGGTGGCCACGCTCGAGACCCAGTCCAGGACATTCGTCTTGGAGAGGATCAGCGGGTCGGTGGTGACCCCGAGGTCGAACAGTCCGCTGTCCGCACCGGCGGTGACGCCGGCGTTCGCAGCGGCGGCCGTGGTCCGAGTCTGGCTGAACCAGTGCTGGTCCACCGCCATCTCCATGGCGTATTCGGCCTTCTGGAGGAACTTCGGGGCCAGCACGAACCGGGCCTGAGCCTGGTCGATGGTCCCTACCCGGAACTTGTACTTCTTGGCGTAGTCGATGGTGAGCGAGACGCTGGGGTTTTCCAGCTCCTCGTAGTCACCGACTTCCGCGCCGCGCTCGTGGTCTTCCACGGTCACGTCCGGCAGACTGGAGATGATGACCTCGGAGCCCTGCTCCTTGATCTGTCCCTGGTAGTCGGTGTTCGTGATCGCGGGGACCACGGCGGTTTCGAGATACTCCACAAGCAACTGCTTGCCGTAGAGAATCGGGATGTAGTCGACGTCTCCACCGTAGGAGTAGTTGACGGCGCCGAGAACAGCATCCAAAGCCATGATGTCACCTCATATCTGTGCCGTGCCGGCGCCGGTCCGCATCAGTGTCGGATGCGTCCCTCGCCTGCCGCATCGGCGATCTGTCGTTCGATTTGCTGCCGTTGGGCCTGGGTACCTTCGAAGGTCCCCCGGCGCACGGCGTCGTAGAAGGCATCGACCTGCTGAGTCGTGTACACAGGTTTCTGCTGGGTTGCCGGCCGGGCCCGGGGGCCTACGGGCCGCCCTTGCGGGGCGGCCTGCCGGCGGACGGTGGATTCACGGGATGCGTCGAGGTAGGCGAGGATGTACTTGGCGACTGTGGCGGCGTCGCCGGTGGCGACGGCCTGGCCGGCGCCTGTGCGCCGCGGTGTGCCGGCAACTCCTTCGGGCTCGTTCAGGAAACCGAACCAGCCTTGGTCTGAGGCGTTGAGGATCGCCGCGTCCACATCCGGATGCGTCTCACGAACCAGGCGATTGACCTGTGACCAGAACTGCCCCTGTGCCTCGCGGGCCTGGCTCTCCTGGCCGGCGCGCTTCCGCGCGTCTGCCTCGGCGATAGCCTGGTCGGTGCGGCGTTCGGCAATCTTCAGCTTGAGCTCATCGAGGCCGTACTCGTCAATCACCGCCTGGCTGTAGCGCTTGGCTACCTCCTCGTCGGTGATATCGTCCAGCGTCACGACCGGCGGGGGTGCCATGTCCGGGGCTGTCGTCGTGCTTTTCCCCAAGTTGGCCAGGGCATCGGTGAGCTGGCGGACCTGGTGGGTCAACTCCTGCTCACGCGGGGCGGCCTCATTGCGGAACTTGTCGAACATCCCCTGGATGCTCTGGGCACGTTGACGCCAGTACGCCGGATCGGCGTCCTTCTCGGGTGACGGGGCGGCGAGTCGGTTCTCGGCGGGCTCTGGGCTGGGGTCAGGGTCCGGAGCCCCGAGGGCGTCGCCGTCGGCCGGGGCAAAGAACACACTCAGGTCCACGGGCTCCGCTGCGGTGGGACCGAGTTCCGGCGTCCCCGGGAGGGACGGAGGCGGGCTCGGAGCCTGCACGGAGGGTGGAGGATGGGCGTCCATACGCGCGGTGAATGCGGCGACCTCTGCTTCTACCTGTTCGCGTGTCTCGTGGGGCATTACCTACCTCCGCCCTGGGGGCTCGCGCCTCCGATGGGCTCTCTGTTGTGTCCTGGCTGCGGCCGTTGGACAGGGGTTGCGCCCTGGGCCTGGAGCCCGATGGGCAGGGATGGCGCTTCCGGCCGGATCGCGCCTGGCAGGTTGCCGGTAGCGGGATCCGGTTTCGTCGCCGATACGGTTCCGAGGAAGCCATGCAGCCACTTGGCGGCACCGCGATCCTCGGGCGAATCCTTCTCGATCAGGACCAGGGCGGCCGCCTCAAGCTCGGCCTGCATGTAGGCGAGCACGCGGCGGAATGCCGTGTTGTTGCGGAGACTGAAGACGGCCTCGATGGTGTCCCGGTCCATGTTCTTCATGCGACTGCCCCCTGTGCTTGCGGCGCGGACATCGGCTCAGGGGGCGGCGCCGGGGCGGCCATGCGTTGCCGGAGTTCATCAGCAGGGGGGACTACGTCGTCTTCGGGCATATCGAGGAGTTGCGCGTGCCGGCGCAGGACGTTGGCACGCCTGTCGGCGCCCATGATCTGAAGATCCACGGGGTTGTTCGTGTTCTTCAGGAACTCGCCCGCAGCCATCTGGCCGTGTTCCTCGGCAATCACACTGAGCGGGCCGGACAGCTTGATCTGGCAATCGCCCTTGATCGTCTCGTCCGGGTGGTAGATCATCAGCCAGGTGAACAGCCGTTGCAGAACATCCACGTGGATGTCACACCCGATGCGGGCGAGTGCTTCCTTGACGTTCTTGCTGGCCGAGTTCATCAGCATGGCCAGGCCGCGGGCCGTCTCGCCGGCACCGCGCGTCTCCCCGCTGCCTGCGATGAACGCGGGGATCCCGGTGACGTCGTCAGCTTCCCGCTTGACCTCCTGGTAGGCGGTCATGTACTGGCCCACGTTGCAGGGGATGTCTGTGAAGTTGATGCCCTGGTGCCCGGGCGTGAGCTTGCTGCCGTCGTACTGGTGGATGTACCACGGGCCAATGCCCTGGATGTTGTAGCCCGGGGGCAGAGCGTTCACGTCCACCGACATCATCGGGCCGCTGGACATCAGGAGGTTGTTGCAGAGCGCCCGCATGTTCGCGTTGGCCTCTGTCTGGATATCCTCCATCACTTCCGGCAGGCCCTGGCCCCAGAAAGAGTCCTTGATGGGCTTGAACGAGGTCGTGGAATAGGGGCGCTGGCCCAGGGGGTCGGGATTGACGATGGCCTTTACGCACCGGTCCTCGGCCATGACGGCCATGATGTCGTACTCGGCGAGGACATCGTCGACGGGCAATCCCCAGTCTTCGAGCATCTGGCCGGACGCCGTGCCCCAGAACTCGATGCGCTCAAGCTCCGCGTCGTTGGTGGGCTCGAACGTCCCGGGCTTGCCCAGGAGGTCCAGGCGGTCGGTGGCGTTGTCCACGGAGAGCCCGGTCATGGGGTTGAGCTGGGGCGACAGCTTCAGGATCTCCTCAATGGCCTCGGTCCTGTAGCCGTCCTGGTCGCGGAGGCTGTGCAGCTCACGCCGGGTGATCGTGCCGCGCTCCAGGATGTAGCCGTCCTGGCAGCTCGAGGCGTGCGGGCTCGGGTAGATGTCCCATGGGGATGGGGAGGAGAAGACGAGGATCGGCTCCTCGGTGACCTGTGCGCGCATAGTACCGGTCTGGGGGTCCGGGGCGTAGGACAGTCGCCGCTCGATCCGCACCACCGGACCTTTCACGAACGCGTTGGGGTACATCTTGTAGTCATCGACAAACCCGGTGAAGGCCTTTGCCCAGCCGCCTTCCTGCAGGATGTCCTGCATGGTTTCGCCCATGGCCTCGGCCCGGGCCTCGGCCTCCGCCTTGAGCTGGTCCGCAACCTGGTCAGAAAGTTCGCTCGCAATCGCGTAGGCGGCTACGGCGAGCTGATCCGGGGGGGCCTGAGCGTAGGCCTGCTGCATGGCATTGGTGATTACCTGTTCCCGGACCTGCGGGGGGAGCTCCGGCTGGATGGTGGGCTCTACGTCCCACGGGCGATCCTCGACCGCGGCGAGAACGTCCCGGATCCAGGCGCCGAGCTGGTCGGCCTTGTGCATGGTCAGCTTGCGGAAGAGGTCGGCGCCGCCGGTCGCGGCGATCTCCTGGGCGGTCGCGGCGTCGTATTCGCCCTTGTAGGCGCGGAGGCAGGCTTCCAGACGATCATCCACCCCGATATCACGCCGGTGCTGCTGGGCCTCTTGCCAGCAGTTTCGGATGTAGGTCTCGAGAGCGGTGATCGGGAGGGAAGAGCCGGGCTGCTCGGGCGCGATGGCGAAATCCGGCTGGTCGGCATAGTCCGGATCCAGCGCGATCACTGTTTCGTCGTCCGTTGTTGCCTGGAGAAACCTGCTCATACGTTCTGAGTGCCGGCTTTCGGGCAGCCCCACGGTGCCCTGCGCAGCCGGCAACGCATGTTGGGAGAATCCGGGCAACAAAAACGGTGGATTTTCCGCAGACCACCCTTAACGCTTGCGCGTTTTGCAGCGCCGGGAGATCAGCCCCGTTGCTGCCCGGTATTCAGTTATAGGGATACTCTACAGGTCGTTTGGCGCCTACCTGACACACAGTAGGCTGTGGATGAGGAGGGAAAATCGAGGGAAACGGGTGAGCAAGGGGGCCTACGAATAGATGACGGACGGTGAGAACTGCCAGAGCGAAGCGGCGGCAGTTCTCGTAGTCTGCTTCCGTTTCTTCGGATCGCCCAACGCTGTGAATCACGCTTCGGCGGCCCCCGCCGATAGCGTGGATTCATCTTGTTAGGACCTTTTCATTTCCCCGATTTTCTTCTGTTGTCGTCCTCGCACAGCATCTTGCAGTTGGGGCGACAAGGTTTCCGGCCTTGCCGCCCCGCATGATTACTTACCCTTCTTTGGGGCGGGCTGCCTCGGCGTTCCCCGGTTGCCCTTGCCACCGCCGCTACCGTCGCGCCTGCGCGTTC